TGTGTATGGTACTGTTGATTCGAAAAACTTAAAATCATTATACATTAACATACAATCTTGGGTAAAACCAAAGGCGGATTTAGAAAATTGGAACAGAGTAGTTTGTAACTTAAGTAGGGAAATTAAACATACGGTCTTCGAGACCATAGACACAAGTTTATTCAATAAAAATTCGATAGTTGATTTGGATTTAAGAACAAGTGGAATATCTTACGGAAAAAAATCTTTTTTTAATTTAGAAATAAATCTATTCTTGGAGAATCAAGTTGATTTCAAATCGAGTGAATTGAAAGAATCAGTTAAACATATGGTGAAAAATATTAGTTCCAACAGTATCTCCCGAAACGAATATTTTGATTTTTCTCTTACAAAAAAATGACATACTAAAACAATCGTACTACTCAAATATTTATTACAAAAGTAATTTAATGAAAAAATTGAGAATACTTGAGGCTCACGAACTTGGTCATGGAATTTTAGTCGAAATGGACGCAGGTTTTATTTCGCCAGTACATGACGAAAATCAAAAAGTTTTACAGGAAGCAAAAAATATTGATTATAGAAATCCTTTCGAGTTCTATGCGGTTTTACAAAAATATGATACTGCTAACAGAAATGGTAGATTTTATCCTGAAAGAATATTAAAAAGAGAAGCGGACAAATACAAAGGGATTATTAAAAAAGGATTATCAACGTCTGAACTTAATCACCCCGAATCATCTTTAATTGATTTGGACAGGGTTTCCCATTTGATTACAGACATATGGTGGGATAAAAATATCTTAATGGGTAAGTTAAAATTACTTACTACACCAGGTTTCCACGAAAGAGGTATTGTTTCATCGAAGGGTGATATTGCAGCAAATTTATTAAGACAAGGTGTTACCTTGGGAATATCCTCGAGAGGAGTAGGTTCACTTAAAAAAGTGGGAGAGAGGAATGAAGTTCAAGATGACTTCGAATTAATCTGTTTTGATTTGGTTTCCTCTCCGTCGACGCCAGGTGCATATTTGTTTGATGATGTAAACGATAGAGAAAAGTATGAAGAAAATCTTGAAGAGGAAAAGAAGATGAAGATGTCTTCAAACTCTCAGGTTGATAGCTCTATTGATTTAATGAAAAAATTATCCGATTATTTGAAAAAATAATACAATGGACGACCAAAAATTTTTTGTTGCTAAAATTTCTTACGATTTACCTGACGACAATACTGGTAAAATCAAAAAAATTAGAGAAGAAAAACTGGTAAAAGGTTATAATGTGACCGACATCGAAGCTAAAGTTACTAAAGCTTTTCAGAATTTTTCTTATGATTGGAGAATAACTTCTGTCTCCGAAAGTAAAATAGATGAAGTAATTGAATAATTAAAGTGGTCAAATTTGACCACTTTTTTTTTGTTTTTACTATAAGAACACAACTTTTTTTGATATTGGTACTATTTATAGGTTAAACAAAAAAACTATGCAAGAAAACAAGAATCTTGTTGAAGAGGCACTTATTCAAATGAAAAATGTTGAAGAAGCAATTGCCGAAAACGCAAAAGGAATACTTGCTTCGACTATGAAGGAAGAAATCAGCCAACTAGTAAAAGAATCTCTATCTGAACAAGAAGACTCTGATGATGAGGACTCTGAGTTAGAGATAGGTGCAGAATTTGATGATGTTTCTGCCGACGATGATGAAACTATGGACATGGGAGTTTCCATGGATTTTACGGACGACGATGATGAATCCGAGGATGTAGATGTATTAGATTTATCTGATAAAGACATTTCCGACGAGGAGTTAATTAAAGTTTTCAAATCTATGAAACCAGAAGATGGAATTATAGTTCAAAAAGACGGTGAAGACATTCATTTAACTGACAACGATTCAGACACAGAGTATCTCGTTAAAATGGGTGAATCTGAAGAATCTTTTGACATAAATGAAGAGATGGATGAAAAAATTAGCGACGACGAAGTGGCTAATGTAATCAGAAGTATTTTCAAAGAAGAAGAAACCGAAATGGAAGAATCTGAAATGGAAGAAGATGATATGGAAGAAACCGAAATGGAAGAATCTGAAATGGAAGAAATCGAAATGGAAGAATCTGAAATGGAAGAAGGAGATGACGAAGTTGTTTACGAAATCGAATTTACCGAATCTGATGATGACGACGATGATGACGACATCGAAGATGATGGTGATGTAGAGGAAGGTTGGCATATGGACGAATCTTATAGTCACAAAAAAGCAAAAAAGCATGAAACCAAAGAAGGTAAAATGTCTGTAAAACCTAAAGGTCTCGGAATAGGTAAACCTAAATTCTCATACAAGAAAACTTCTGGAGGATTCAAAGAGGATAAGAAAGAAGGACCAAAAACTATGGGAACAGGTAAAGCCAAATTTGAGTACAAAGAAGGTGAAAATATGGAAGGAAAAGGTAAAGAAGTAAAAAAAGTTGAGACTAAAGAAGCGGCTAGAACTTTAGGAATGGGTTCAAACTTCAGAAAAGGCGGACTTCCTAAACCAAGAGCTCACTCAAGTGCAAACTTAAACCTTGAATCTCTTCAAACTGAAGTAGGTTCGTTGAGAGAAAAGAATGAAGAATATAGAAAAGCGTTAAATGTTTTCAGAGAAAAACTTAACGAAGTTGCAATATTCAATTCTAATTTAGCTTACGCTACTAGATTATTCACAGAACACTCAACAACTAAAAAAGAAAAAATAAATATTCTTAGAAGATTCGACGGAGTTGAAACATTGAAAGAGTCTAAATCTCTTTACAAATCAATTAAAGAAGAATTATCTAAGACTGAAACAAAATCATTGAATGAAACTGTAGAAAACAAACTAAATCAATCAGTTCATACAGGTTCATCAACGATATTAATCGAAAGTAAGACTTATGAGGCACCACAATTCTTAAGAATTAAGGACCTTATGACTAAAATTGGTTAATAAAAATTAAATAAACATCCAAAAATAAAATTCACAAACATGGGAGCTTTATTAGAATCAGGTCTTGTTGGTAATATAGGTCTTAAGCACCTTAAGGTTATCAAAGAAGACACAATTAACAAATGGGACAGTTTAGGTTTCTTAGAGGGACTTAAAGGTCACATGAAAGAAAACGTAGCTCAGTTGTATGAAAACCAAGCATCTCACCTTATTAATGAGGCTTCAACTACATCTGACACAGGTTCTTTCGAAACAGTAGTATTTCCAATAATCAGAAGAGTATTCTCTAAATTATTGGCTAACGACATCGTATCAGTACAAGCAATGAACTTACCAATCGGTAAATTGTTCTATTTTGTACCAAACATTCAAGCGTACCAAGATGGTACAACTCAACACTATCCTCCATACGGAGCTCCAGGTGGACCTGATAGTCCAAACGCAGGTTATAACTGGAACAACGGAAGAGACCTTTATGATAGATTTTATGAAGGTAACGAACCAGCTTTAGACCCTCCTGGATTGTTCGATTACTCTAAAGGTGAGTACTCAGCTATTACAGGTACCGCAGTAACTGCACAATGGAATTCAACAACATTGAACTTGGAACCAGCAACTTATACTTCAGGTTCTTACAGAAAAGTTCTTTTGATGATGTCTGGATTTGCTTCTGACGCAGCTGGTAAATTAATCGGACCAGACGGTAACCCAATCGACAACGAATCTTTCTTGTCTGATTTGACTATCTATGGTGCATCAGGAAATGCGACTACTTCAGCTAACACATCAAATCCTTATCTTTTCAGAGTTGTAACTCAAAGATATGGTAAAGGTATTGTTCAGTACGGAAATAACAACGATACATTGGCGTTCCCAAGTTCAAGAACAGGTGGTGGTCAGTATGACAACATTTGTGACGTTAATGGAATTATCTACTTAGAAGTTGACCTTCAGGTTCCTTGTGAAGTAGGTGCTAATTCACTTGACGGATACTCAGGTTCTACATTTGCTTCTACACAGGGAAACAACCAAGCGTTTGTACCGGTGTATAGAATTTATAAGAACTTGGAATTCGAAGATAAAATTGGTGAGGTTTCATTTGACCTTCAATCAGTAACAGTTTCTGTAACTGAAAGAAAACTAAGAGCACAATGGTCACCAGAAATGGCACAAGACGTTGCAGCATTCCATAACATCGACGCTGAAGCTGAATTGACAGCTTTATTGTCTGAGCAAGTTGCGGCTGAAATTGATAGAGAAATCTTGAGAGACCTTAGAAAAGGTGCATCATGGAACTTAAGATGGGATTACAACGGTTGGAAGAGATTGGGAACTAACGCTGTTCCTTATACTCAGAAAGACTGGAACCAAACTCTTATCACAGCAATCAACCAAATTTCAGCACAAATTCACAAATCAACTCTTAGAGGTGGTGCTAACTGGATTGTAGTGTCTTCTGAAATTTCTGCGATTTTTGATGACTTAGAGTATTTCCACGTTTCAAACGCGGCTCCTGAGCAAGACCAA